ACCTGCCTAACCCGCAGGACTTCGGCCAATTGGTGCGCGGGCTCAACGTCTTTGGCTATGAGGTCATTGACCCCAACGCCATGGGCCACCTGTACGCCGAGCGCGGTTAAGCCCGCTATCTACGCCACCTTTCGGGGTGGCGTCTTACTTTCCGCGAGGAAACACGCATGACTAAATCACTGATTGAGCAGATTGAAGAGGCGGTAACCAAGGAAGACTTGGAGCCGCTGGCCGAGCAGCTGGGCGTCGAAATCAATAAGCGCCAAGGTGTTGAGACCATCCGAGCCGAATTGCTTGAAGCTGCTGAAGCGCTGGCCGAGAAGGGCGTCACGACCTCGGGCGAGCTAGACCCGGGCGAGGGTCAGGCCGAAGCCCCCGAGGCGGAGGAAAAGCCTAAGTACCAGGGCCGAATGCTTAAGCACACCAAGAACGGGCGCACCTTCCCCTGGACGGCAGCGCTGGCAAAAAGCCGTTACCTGAAGGAGGTTTGAGCCATGGCCGTCACGACTGTAGGCACCGTCATTCGTAATGCCAAACTGGTGTTGCAGGAAGTGACGGCCGCTGGTACCCGCTGGACAAACGAAGAGCTGATTGGCTGGCTGAATGAAGCCTATCAGGCCATTGTGCAAATTAAGCCGGATGCGTCAGCGATCAATACAAGCGTTGACCTTGTTGCAGGCACGCGTCAAGAGATTCCTAGCGACGGTATGCGCTTGATAGATATTGTGCGCAACACCGCTGCTGGCAGTACCAAAATGGGCATTATGATAACTACGCGACGCTCATTAGATACCACCCGACGTAGCTGGCACGGCGATGCGCCGAGCATCGATATTGAGCAGTACATGTTCGATGACCAAGACCCGACCCGGTTCTATGTATACCCGCCAGCAGTGGTGGGCGCAGAGGTGGAGCTGATCTACTCCTCGTCCCCATCACCGCATGACATATCGCAAGGGCTGGATGGCCTGAAAGACGAAGCCATCCGGCTAAACGACAGCTATGCGCCGGTGATCACCGATTACATTTTGTATCGTGCTTACAGCAAGGACGCAGAACACGCGGCCAACTTAAATCGCGCCCAGATGCACATGCAAGCATACATGGGGTCGCTGGGTCAGAAGGTTGAAGTGGCTCGGGCTATCTCACCTAATGCCCCGGATAATTCATCTAACCCGCAGCGAACAAGGCAATGATTCAGCACTTAGTTCAACAAGTCGCTCAAGACGTGCCAGAAGCCCCGCTATTGACCATACGCGAAATGCTGAGCCGCGTGGCGCGGGAGCTTTGCACCGAGGCTGATGTGTGGGTGCAGCGCGACCAGCCTGTGGTGGTAGCTGCCAACACCCCTTATCCGCAGATAATGGCATCCCAAGGCGAGGCGCTGCGCATCATTTCACTGACTATCAATGGGCGGGAATACGCTCAAGGCGAAGGGTTTCGTCAGCTATCGCCTGCTGAGATCGAGTTTGATCGCCAGCCTAGTGAATCGCTAATTTATGGCGCCCTGGCTTGTCGTCCCGAAATGGGCCAAGCAGCGCCTGATGAGGTGCTGGCACGCTGGGGTGAGGTGATTGCAGACGGCGCTCGCTGGCGTCTTTTGCTTCTGCCTCAACCGTGGCGAGATACTGAACTCGCGCCCTACTACCAGCAACGTTATCTAGCAGGCGTTACTGACGCCAAACAGCACTCCAGGCTTGGACATGCCCGAGGCGGCGCGCGAGTAAATATGCGGCGCTTTATCTGAATACCGCCACACCAGGGCGAACGCCATGAATATCAACGGTTCATTGCTAAATAGGACGATGCTAAACGGCGCATCGGACGATGGCCTTCGGTTAGCCGGGGGTGTCCGCGCCTCAACAGCCTTCGACGCCGATGCTATTTTTTCCGCCGTATTGCCGTTTAGCGCCGAAGTGCAAGCAACGACTGGCGGCCAGATACGGGCAGCGCTTCTTGCTAAGGGTGGTATTCAAAAAGCTGCTCACATGGGTGGCCGAATCCGCTACACGGCCAACCTTCACTACGGAATAAGCAAGAGCGCCGCGCTCGATGCGCGCCTATTTATCACCAACGCATTGGACGGAGGTGTTCAGGTCACCACCTCAGTCGGCGGTCAAATGCTTGGGTCAGTCAGTATTGACGCAGGTTTTTTACGGCTGGCTTCAGTGGGCGGAAATCTCGTCGCGGAGGCAAGCCTGGAGCATGGCGTCCAGTCAACAGCTCAAGCCGGGGGCGGCGATTACGTTATTGGCGCCACTCTGTCCAGCGGGGTGGGGCGGAGCTATCTATTTGGCGCCGGACTGCGTCGAGTCGCAGCTTTATCCGGCGGCTTAGAAGCGGATTCATTGTTATCAGACGATGGCATGCAAATAGGCGCAGCGTTAGAGGGCGGTGCCTTTCGCGACGCGACACTCGGAGGCAGAAAAAGAATAGGCGCAGCGCTCGAGGGCGGCTTAGAAACGGATTCATTGGCATTAGACGGCGTCATGCAAATAGGCGCAGCTTTATCTGGCGGCTTTTCTGTGGGCCACAGCGTCTTCGGTGACATGCAAATAGGCGCAGTGTTAGAGGGCGGCGCCTTAAGTGACGCGACCATTGGAGGCAAAGAAAGAATAGTCGCAGTGCTCGAGGGCGGTTTTTCTGTGGACCCCAGCGTCTTTAGCGACATGCAAATAGGCGCAGTGCTCGAGGGCGGCTTTTCTGTAGGCCGCGGCGTCTTCGGTGACTTAACGGTATTCCTTCGCGCGGACTACAGAGTTAACGCCGGCGTGTCTGGGCGCCTCAGCATCGGAGCCTCGCTAGAGGGTGGGGCTGGTCTTCAGGCAATGATCGAAGGCGGCCTGCTGCTTTCGCCCGACATTAAAGGCGGTATATCCGCTGACGCATCAATATCGTCCTACTTGACATCCAGCCCGCGACTTTCCGGCTTTAACACTGTTAGTCAACAGCATTTTTCCGCCGATCTAATTGCGTCAACTAGGCTGCAGGGCTCCGGCCCCAGCTTGTTTGCTCAGTTGGATCTAAACCCCATAGGGATCGGGTTATTTGATCCGTTCATCAATACTCGAGCCCTTCACATCACCGACCACTCAGGTCGCTACTTCCTGACCATAGCCCGCGAGGATATTTAAATGGCCAACTTGATCTCTACCGAGCTTCGAAACCACATGCTGTCTGCCTATTTTGCAGGCGGCGCAACTCCAACCCAGCTCTATCTGCGCCTGTATAAAGACGAGGCTAGCGTTACTGAGCTGACCACCCTGGGAGATATTGCCCCGCATGAACAGCCGGGGTCAGGCTATTCCGTGAAGACGCTTAACCCGGCGGACTGGACTGTAGAGGAGGGGGTTGGCGGTATTCGAGCAAGACTGACCGACCAGACGTGGACAACGACAGCTGATGATTGGGATACGCTTCGCTGGGCCGTTATTTCCACTAGCGGTGACGATTCAGGCGAGATCCTTTTGGCTCGTGATTATGGAACTGGCAAAACCGTCACCGGCACAGGCGCCAACGTAACCGTTGATGACCTTTTCTTTCAAATCAACGACTGAAGCTAAGCCATGATTGAGTTCACCACCTACATCGGGCGTGACAACTCATTCTCAATAAAAATCTGGCGAGGAGACACGCTTGAGACAGCAAGTCCGCTGCCTCTTGTGGCTGTCACTCGCTGGATTTTAGTGTTGCGCGATGGGTCACAGCTGGATGATCCAGAGATATTCATTCCCAAGTATGAAGATAATATTTTGGAAGTTAATGCTGGGCCATGGCTGACACTCAAAGACTATGGCCCGCATAAAGCGCACTTGGTCGCGTACACACTCGAGAATGATGACGGGGTTCGGCTGCCTGATTTCAAACTGAAGGTCCTGAAATGAGCAAACAGGTTTTCGCCAATAATGCCTACGCTGAGCTGGCCAGCGCAGTCACCGGAAGCGAATCTACTTTTCCGGTTGCCAACGAAACAAATATCCCGCCTATTTCCGGCGACGAGTATTTTTTAGCGACACTTCAATCATCTGCGGATCCTGATCGCGTGGAGGTCATAAAGGTAACCTCCGCCATCCCGGGGGAGTGGGCTGTTGAGCGAGGGCAGGAGCAAACCGAAGCCCTGCCGCACGCCGCATCAGCGCGTATCGAATTGCGCCTGACCGCGCAATCCCTGCAAGGCCTGCTGCAGGACGCCAAAAGCTACACAGACCAAAAGCCGAAGACGCTTGCTATTGCCCACTCCCTGACAGCCCCGCCTGAGGTGCGCGACATCGACACATGGGAGATTGACGTCAGTGCCGTAAGCCGACACGTAAGCGGCAGTATCGCGTCGTTTGATGTGACGTGGTGGGACGGCAGTACCGAAGCAGTGGTGGCAGCTGGCGGCGCGGCAACGCTTTCCAGGGCGGTCGATCAGCCAGTAGGCGGTGTCGTTTCAGCAACCGTGCGAGCGCTTGATGACATCGGCAATGCCAGCGCACCCGAGACTGTAACGGCTGATGTAGTTGCCAACCGCGTGCCGGAAGGCCCTGTTGTGATAAGCGCGCCCACCCAGACCGGCAAGAACAGCACGTTCCAAGTTTCTTTTAGTGGCGCGACCGACCCGGACGGCGATTCGATCAGTTACACGGTCACGGACACCGGCGCATTCACCTTTGCCAAGACGTCGGGCATTGCTGACGGGGAGATTGTAGAGGTCACGGCGCCCGATGTTGCTGACGATATCGCTATCACGTTTAGCGTGAAGGCAGTGGACAGCCTTGGTGCCTCGACTGCCACCTATAGCGAAACAGTGACTGTGCTTGCCGCGCAAGTGATTGGCGTTGCATTGCGCGCTACCGGTAGTGGCGGCACCTTCGATCACATTGACGAATCAGGCGCGACGATAGCGACCCCAAGCACTGCATGGTTTAACGGCCACCCTGTGTTTGGTGGCGTGCAGGATGTGTCCGTTGATGGCCAGATAATGGTTGA